TGAGGAAAAACCGTGTATAGCTCTCTGAATATTTACAATCAGCCTGTAACACTAGCTCCTACAACGGTTGCAAGTCCAAATGCTGCCTATCAAAGGATGGCTAATTTTTGGGGTTTGGTTGAAGATTTGAAAGAGGGAACATATAAAATTCGTAGTGAACATAGAAAATATTTAAACCAAGAACCAAGAGAAACTGATGATGCTTATGACACAAGATTGGCAAGGTCAACAGTAGTTCCATTCATGCAAAGAATTGAAAAAATGTTGAGCGGTATGCTTGTTAGGAAGCCTATTCGTTTGGATGACGTATCGGATCTTGTTCGTGAGCAGTTATTTGATGTAGACCTTGAGGGTAATGATCTTAATGTCTGGTTATATCAGACAGCTAGGGTTGCAATTTCTTTTGGTCATGTTGGTGTTTTAGTTGATGCACCGAAAGATGGAGAAAAGGCAAGGCCATATTGGGTTACTTATGCACCAAAAGATATTCTTGGCTGGAGGACAGAAATTATTGACGGTGTAAGAAAATTAACTCAGTTGCGATTGATGGAACAGGTGGTCGAGTCTGATGGTAAATATGGAGAAAAGATTCTAAAACAGGTCAGAGTGCTTGAGCCTGGTAGATATGAAATTCATAGAAAAAATAATAAAGGCGAATATAAATTACATGATGAGGGAGAGATGAGCATAAAGGACAAGATTCCTTTTTCTGTTGCATATTCAAACAGGGTGGGAATGTATGAATCACGCAGTCCTTTATATGACATAGCAGAACTAAACCTTAAGCATTATCAGATACAGTCTGATTTGGATAATATTTTGCACATCAGTTCCGTTCCATTACTTGCAGTCTTTGGTTATCCAAACGCAGATGAGATAACAACAGGGCCGAATGAAGCATTATCATTGCCACCCGAATCAAGAATGGAATATGTCAGCCCATCGGGTGACAGTTATGACAGCCAGTTTACAAGATTAAAAGATATTGCAGATCAGATCAATACATTGTCATTAGCTGCGGTGCTTGGGCAAAAGTTGGTGGGTGAGTCAGCCGAGGCCAAGAGAATAGACCGTTCACAAAATGACTCAACAATGATGGTCGTTGCCCAACAAATGCAAGATCTGATTGATAATTGTCTCAAGTTTCATAGTGAATATTTAAATGAACCTAATGCTGGCAGTAGTTTTGTTAACAGAGATTTTGTAACGGCAAGACTAGAGCCACAGGAGATTCAATCATTACTTGCATTATTTACTGCTGGCACTATCAGTCAGGAAACATTACTGACACAGTTAAGCAGTGGTGAAATCCTTGGTGATGATTTTGATGTAGAGGAAGAAGTCGAGGCAACACAATCTGGTGGATTGATTGAAATGGAAGCTCCAACTGAACCTGATGAATCATAGTAAATGGCAGTTCCAGAAGCTTTCTATCGTGAAGCGATTGATCTGAACAGATACAGCAATAAGGTTCAGTTTCAAATTGCTAGTCAGTTTAATGAGGTAATTCTAGATGTTCTTAGAAAAATAAGAGATCTTGAGGGTAACAGTCCAACTACAACTGCAAGACTGCGATCAATATTGGCACAGATGGTTGATAGTTTAAAAGGTTGGGAAAATGAAAGTGCAGTTTATATGATTGATGAACTTCAAAATTTGGCAGAGTTTCAAGTTGGTTTTGTTCAAGATCAACTCCAAAGAGTTTTACCAAAAGGAGAGTTCCAGGTAAACACAGTTGCAGTCTCACCTGACTTTGCAAAATCTATTGTCACGAGAGATCCGACTGCTTTAACTATTCGATTAAGAGACAAAGATGGTGTGTTTAGATCTGCTCAGTTTGCATTGACGGCAAAAAGAGGATCAGAAATATCATTACCAAACGGCAAAAATGTAAAAAAATCATTTAGAGGTATTGCTGATGATTCTGCCTCAAGACTTTCAAGAGCAATAAGGCTTGGTGTTTTAGAAGGTGAGTCTTTACCAAAGATTGTGAGAAGGCTTAAAGGGCCAAACCTTAGATTCAACGCTAAACCACAAAATGCAATCGCATTGAACTCTGCCTTAAAAAATTCTGAGGGGATGCTTTTATCAAACAAACAAATCCAGACTGTTGTAAGAACAACTGTTAATCAGGTACAAAATGCAGCAAGTCAGGCGGTATATGCAGCAAACAAAGATATAACTGGCAGATATCAATATGTGGCAACACTTGATGCAAGGACAAGTTCTATATGTCAAAGATTAGATGGTCAATTGTTTAAATATGATCAAGGCCCTGTTCCTCCACAACATTTCAACTGCCGATCAACTACTGTTCCTGTTATTGATGATGATGATTTGGCAAGAGCTTTCCCAAATACAAGACCAAGTGCAACAGGCCGTGTTCCTCAAAATACAAACTATGCAACATGGTTAAAAGATAATCCTGATGTACAGGATAAGGTGTTAGGAAAAAAGAAAAGATATTTCAATTATTTAATGAGTCCTAAAAGAGGAAATAAACAACTAAACGCTACAAATGCCCTAAAAAAAATTATCCGTGAGGATGGAACAGAGCTAACATTAAAGGAGTTAGCTGATAAATACAAAGATGCCAATTAAGAAAGGAAAGTCACAAAAAACAATAACAGGAAATATTAGAATGTTGATGAGAGAAGGCAAATCAAGATCCCAGGCAATTGCCATTGCATTATCTACAGCAGGCAAAAAGAAAACAGCTAAGAAACGTAAAAGGAAGTAATATATAAACAGTTACTTTTATTATCATGCCTTCACACTATGGATCAATGAAACCAAAAGGAAAGAAGAAGAAAAAGAAGGGAGGTAAAAAATAATGGGATATATTTTTAAAGTTCAAGGAGCAGAGGAACCCAAGCCAAAGGCTGAAAACTGCGAAGTCAAATCTAAAACCACCAAGAAAAAATCTAAAAAGTGACTAGAAAGTTCAGGCGAGTTCCAAAAGACAAAAAGACAGGTGTCCCTAAAAAATATCTGTCTGGAGCAAAGAACAAGGGAGCGAAAGCTGCTGAAATTAAGCGAACTGCTGAAGCCTACAGAAAAGGAGAGTTTATTGATATAAAAGCTGTATCTAAATCACGCACCAAACAAAATGTCTCAGGCAAAAAGAAGAAAACCACTAAGCGAAAGCGTAAAAGCTAGCCTTCGGAAAAAGGCAGAAGGCACTCGTTTTTTTTATGGTGAACTTGCAGAAGTTTACCGTAAGGGTCAGGGTGCATATCTTTCTGCTGGATCTCGTAATGTGCCGATGGGTGCGTGGGCGATGGGAAGGGTAAATAGTTATATGACAGGTAAAGGTGGAGCAAGAACAGCAGACGCTAAAATTTATTCAAAATATCAGAAAAAAAGATAATGAAACTAACTACTAGGCAAAAAAACACCCTTGCCAAACATCAAAAAGCTCATGGCCATACAAAAGCGCACATGGATTATATGAAACGTAAGATGAGAGAAGGAATGAGTTTTACTGAGGCACATAATATGGCAATGAGGAGGAAAGGCAAATGACATTAAGTAAAAAAGAAAAGATAGAACGTAAGCTAAAAAAGTATGGCTTAACAGAAGTTAACAAAGCAAAACCAACTCCAGGACATCCAACAAAATCTCATGTTGTGCTTGCAAAAAAAGGTGATGAGGTTAAATTAATCAGGTTCGGACAGCAGGGAGTCAAAGGTGCTGGCAAGAATCCAAAAACAAAAGCAGAAAAGCAGAGAAGAGCTAGTTATTACGCAAGACATAATGCCCAGAACCCAAATCCAACGATATTTTCACCGTTATTTTGGTCACATAAGGTCAAATGGTAATTTTCACGATAAGATTATAAATAAATATTAAGATTTTTTATGTCAGACGAACCAACAAGGCCAAATCCTTCACAGACAGAAGTTGATGCTTTGAAAGCAGAAATTGAATCAATGAGAAAGAAAAACGCTGAATTATTAGATGATTATAAAAAAGCAAAAGAAACAGCAAAAGCCGTTCCCCAGGATGTTGATGTAAATGCCTTGATTGCTTATAAACAGAAAAAAGAACAGGAAGAACTTGAGGCACAGGGTAAATATGAAGAGGCAAGAGAAAAACTTGCAACACAGTATCGAGAAGCTGAAGAAGCCAAAAATAAAAGAATTCAAGAGCTTGAGCAAAGACAAAGAGAGCTTGAAGTGGAAGCCCCTGCTATCAGTGCATTAGCTGATGTTGTACATGATCCACAATATGTTTTGTCGAGAATAAACAGAGATCAACTTGCAAGAGAAGCTGATGGAACTGTTGTTATTGTTGATGGTTATAACAGAACTCCTGTTAAAGATTGGGCGCAACAAAAGATGCCTCAATGGGTACAGAAAAACCCAAGACCACAGGG